CTACTCCGCCGGGGCTTCAGGAGCCGGCACCGCTTGACCTTGTTCGGGTGCTGGCACGGGACCCGGCTCGAACGCGAGGAAATCGCACACCGGCAACATCTGCAGGAGTTGTTCCAGTGTCGGCTCGTCGCTCTCACCGGCCGCGACCTTTTCCTGCAACGAATAGCAGAAGTCCCACACCAGCGAGCGCCATGCGCGAAAGGCACGCCCCTGCGCCTGGAATCGTGGGACGGCAGGCTCATCGGCGTAGGTGACCGCGGTCCTGATGTCGTCGAAACCGTAGGCAACCGCCGTTCGGTCGAGATGCTTCTGCACTTCGTTGCGCAAAGCCGCGGCACGTTCCTCGAGGGTCGGCACATGAGGCTCGGGCGCCGCAGGCGGCTCGCTGCCGGGCGCTTCCGGTTCCGGCGTCACCGGTGGCTCGGGAAGCGGTTCAGGCACAGGAATGTCCTCGGCAATCCACATGCCGTTGGCCGCCGCGAAATAGCGCTTGCCTTCGATGGGGTGCGGCGGCTCCGCCGCCAGGCAGTTGCCGGGGACGAGCCAGACGTCGGCCTCGTCGGCCGGCGAAAGGTCGCTCTCGTCGAGCTCGATGGGGCCGACGTAGATCCGGTCGGGGCCGAATGAATAAACGGTCTTGGTCTTCATGGTCAGTACTTGATGCATGCGAGGTAGGCGTTGTTGCGCGGTCGGGCCTCGGTGCCGCCGTTGTTGCTCAGCGTGATGCCCGTGACCACGTTCTTGATGACGATGCCGGTTGCCGCGGCGTAGATGCCGATGCCCGTTCCAGACGCGCTCACTCCCACGTTGTGGCTGTGGCTGCCCGCGCCTTCCGTGCCCAGCGTTTCATGGCCGTCCGTGATGTTGCCGAGCGAGCCTGGAATGCCCGCGCCGACGCCGGACAAATGTCCGCGGGAGTAGTTGTGACCGTGCCAGCCCTGCGCGTCCGTCCAGGCGCCGTGCGCGTGCCCCCCGTCAGCGACCCCGTGGGCATGACCCGGGTCGGTGATCGCATGGACGTGCCCCGGATCGGTGATGCCATGGGCGTGCGCCAGGTTCGCGCTGTCCTGGTAGGAGCCCAGCGCACGTCCCGGGTCCAGCCCGCGCCCATCGTCAAGGCCGCGGTCGAACACGCCGCGCCCATCGGGCAGGTTGAAGGTGGCCGAACCGTCGCCTGCGCCGTAGGTGGTGCCGATCTTCGCGAAGAGCCGCGCATAGGTCGTGCGCGACACCGCCGCGCCGTTGCGCTTGAGGTAACCCGCGGGCGGTGCCGACTGCGCAAAGTAGCAGACCATGCCCGTCTGGTCGAGGCCGAGCGCTTCCTGCCAATCGGCCTTGAGCTGTTCGGTGGACGCCGACAGGATGGTCAGCCCGATCTGCTTCGGCCCGACCGGAAAGTCGACCTTCGCGCCGTCGTTGCTCGATGCGATCACCAGCGTGCGTGCAAGCGCACCGGCGGTCATGGTGGCCCGGCCAAGCTCGAACAGGCCGGTAGGGCGGCCGACGGAGTCGACCGCGTTGATCATGTAGTGGCAGGTGTCTTCATCTGCCATACCAGCGGCGGAGAACGGTCGATATGCATCGACGGCGCCCTCCAGTGCGAAGGCGCCCAGCCCCACGGTGGTGCTGGCCTCCAGGATGCGGTCGGTGGTCTTGTGTGCCATCGCGTTGTGCCGTTCAGACCGTGAGGAACGCGACCTTGGTCGACGTCTTGAGACGCGGCACGACGCCGGCCTGGATCGGGATGACGGGCGTCAGTGCGCCGTGCAGCAGCAGCACGCCATTGCCCGCCGCCGCGGTGCCGATGCCCAGGTGCGTGGCGGTGCCCGCGGCCGTGCCGGCCACTTCCAGGAACTCGAGCGCATTCACCAGGAATGCCTCGCTCCCGATCACCGACCAGCCCGCAGGGCTGCGCGGCACGGGCATGCGCACGTAGCCCGGGTACACGAGCTCGTTGGTGCTCTGGTTGGCGCCGGCGCCGGGGACCGCCGTGAGAAGACTGATGTAGAGATCCGTCGACGGGTTCAGCGATGCGTTGTCGGCAAGGCCGGCGATCGGCGTGCCGAGCAGAATCAATTTGATGAAAGCGTTGGCGGATGCGGGTGAATATGCCATTCAGGACTCCTGGGGTTGGTTGATGGGTTGGTCGAGTTGTTCGGTCATGCGAACGATGGATCGGTGGGCGGCAAGCCCATGAAGTCGGCCAGGCTGCAACGGGCCGGAATCTCTGCGTCGCCGAGTCCGTCGACGAACGCGCAGGCCGCGCGCTCGGCGGAGAAACAGCGCTGCACGTGGTCCGCGACAGCGCGCGATACGGCTTGGACTTGTTCGCTCGTGAGAGTCACGAAGCCATCTGCAGCCTTGAAGTCGATACGCTCGAGACCACTCGATGCCATGCTGGCGAGTTGCTCGGTGAGCGCAGCGCGATCTTCCCTGGCGGTCTTGATGCGCAGGCCGTTCGCCAGCGCGAGGCCGCTCGTCTCGGCGTTCCAGCGTTGCTCTGCGAGGTCGGCCTTGAGTTGCGTTCGCAGGTCGTCCGGCGTGCGCGGGTCGCGCCAGGCGTGAGCCGCCCAATCGAAGACATGGTGCTCGTCCGGCTTGGGCGGCAGCGGTTCGGGAACGCCGTTGCGAATGTACGAACCCGGCTGTGCAGAGCCCAGGTAGACAGACTCGCCCGGGCCGGCCTGTGCATGGCACCACTCGATCGTCGCCTGTGTGCCGGTGCAGCGGATCTCGCCCGTGCGGGCGTTGTAGACAGTGAAGTTGGGCATGGTTCAGCGGCGCGTGGACAGCGCGTAGATGGAAGATCCGGCAGTACCGGCAGGGGAAAAAGAAGCGAAGGAAATCGTGTGTGCGCCAGGGTTCATTGGCACCTGGACGCCCCCCGTCACCGTGCTGCCGGCAATCCCCGCACCGCTCCAGACCGGCATGCCGTCGACTGCGAGAGTCACGAAGCTCGTCTGCAACACGAACACGGAACCCAGGATGAAGGTGTCCAGCGGCACGCCGCCCGGCACGAAGTGCACGACCTGGACGGTGTTCGAGCCGGACGATGCAAACGACGGCACCGTGACAGCCTGACCCCGAAGGTTCAGCGTATCGATCACGTCGAGCTGATTGATCACCAGCCCCTCGTTGCGCAGGTCGAAGCCTGGTCCCCAGAGCCGGAAGCGCCCTGTGGCGTTCTGCATCTGCAGGCCCATGCCATTGCAGGTCATGTCGACGAAGGTGTCGCCACCCGTGTGCCGCGCCAGGATCCACCCCCAGCCGCCGTCCCCGAACCATTTGTTGGCGCTGCGCAGGTAACCCCAGCCGCCCACGCCGTCGCCGGAGATGTCGATCTGGCCCGCGTTCACGTAGCCCAGCCGTGAAGTGATCGCCGACAGCCGGTCGACGCTGATCGAGCGCGCGAGGATCGAGCCGTCCACGACCAGCGTGCCGTCGATGCCGACGGTGGGTGACCCACCCACAGAGCCCACCACGAAGGGATACTTCGTGGCACCGCCCGCGGCCTGCTGTGCCACGGCGAACCGGTCGACAAGCACCGTGAAGTTGCTCTCCTGCCCGTCGTTGTTCAGCAGCACGCCAGCGACCTTGCTGCCGGCGACAACCTTCAATCCCCATTTGGCCGACAGCCGCCCGGTTTCGTCGGCGCGCACCTGCGCTTCCTGGTCGATGGCGGCTTCCGCGCCGTTGACGCGCGCGACCAGCGTCGTGCGGGCCGCCGCTTCCGCCACGTCAGCGGCTGCGCGCGCCACCACCTCTTCACGGATGGCCGCCACCGCACCTCGGTCGCTGGCTTCCGACGTGTAAGGCGTGACCGGGAAGCGGCCCTGCTCGACCTTCACGAAGCGCACGCCCATTCCGCCGCCTGCGGCATAGCCGCTCCAAAAGAACACGGCCTTGCCCGTGACCGCGGCAGCCGGCGCAGTTGCCTCCACCGCGAACTCGTTGCGACGCAATTGCTCGTTCATGAACCCGTGCCGACCTTCCTCGCGGGTGTCGGTGATGCCCAGCGATATGCCCGTCGCATCGAAGAACTCGAGCGCAAACCCACTCTGGCCTACCTCGCTCTGGAACATCGAGTCGCCGGAACCCGCATACCAGGTGCCGGGCTTGACCGGAAAGCTGGCGCTGACGAGCCGGCCATTCGCAGGCGCCGCCGCATGGAGCCGAACGGACGTACCCCAATCGTCTTCCACCACTTCCCAGGCGTTGCCCTGCAGGTCCCACCTGTCGAGGTCGAATTCAAACCCGCCGTTGAAGACCAGGTTGGCGCGCACATAGCCGACGGCGCGTGCCGAGACGGTGTCGATGCGCTGCGCCAGCTGCTCGGCCGTGTCGCTCACCACCTTCTCGACATGCGTGATGGCGGTACCACGCTCGATGGACTCGTCGATCAGCCGCTCGCTGATACCGGCGTTGACGTTCAGCAGGTCGGCGATCTGCTCGTCGAGCCCTTCCTGCAGCTCCTTGATGGCATCGTCGATCGACGGCAGCGAAGCAAGCTGTACATACCCCGCATCGCTGGCATTGCCGGCCATGTCGAACGCCGTCACCCAGTAGATGCGCGTGGCGGCCACCGGCTCGGTGCGCACGAAATTCAGCGAGCCCGTGTGGCCGATCTCGACCGCCTCCGCCAGCGTCGCTCCCACCTTGACGATGTACGCCGAGACCGGCTGCGTGGTGCCGCAGGCCTGCCAGGCCAGCTCGATCTGCGCGCCCCAGACTTCGCCGCGCACGATGGGCTGGGCAGGCTGTGCAATGTCGATGGTGGCCGAGATCGGAACACCCCAGACCCCTTGCGTATTGCCATGCTGGGCCCAGACCTTCACCGTCCCGGCCGGCAGCCAGCCGATGTTGGCGGCCAGGGCCTTGCCGGTCCATCGCTCCACCGCCGTCTCGAACGTGGCGCCGATGAAGATGCGCGTCGCGCCCCATTCGAGCAGGTCGATGCCGGTGGGCGCCGACCAGCGCGCCACCACGCCGGCCGATTCGACGACGAGGCTCAATCCCTCGACGTCGCCCGGCTTCACGCTCGCGCCCTGCAGCGTGTGCGTCACCATCGTCCAGTAGCTCGACGCATAGGCCGTCATGAACCGCACGCGCACCTGGTACTCGCCATGCACCTCGAGGCCGAGCAGGAAGGTCTCGGTGGCCGTGCCCGGCAAGGTGACGGACTGCCAGTCGCCGACCGGCGTGGTCGTGCGCCACTGCACCTGCACGTTCCCGCCGCGCAGCACTGCGTCGTCCACCGACGCCGACCAGCTCACCCGCGCGCGGATCACCAGCGTGCCGCCCTGCTGCACCATCTGCTCCTGGCCGCTGCGTACCTGCAGATCGAGCGGCGGCTGTGGCAGCAGGAACGGGTTCGGCAGGTTGGTGTTCGGAGAAGGGTCGCGCAGCACCTCGTCGGCCGTGTCGTAGAAGGCTTCCTCGTCCTCGATGACCTGGAACGACAGCGGCGAGCTCATCGAATAGCTCCAGTCCTGCACGCGGAACGGCTTGTTGGCAAAGCCGTACAGCACGCTCGTGAGCACGATGCGGTCGCCCGGCTGCAGGTGCCACGCCAGCATCTTCGGATGGATCTGCAGCACGAAGCCGCCCCGGCTCTGCTCGACGAGCACACGCGCGATCTGGTGGGTGCGTGCATGCGCCGTGGTGAACGGGAGCACGAGATCGAGGAACTTGTCCTTCTGGTCGTTGCCGCGGAAGACCGCGTTCTGGTACTGCTTGAAGTCTTCCGAGACGCCGGTGCGCGTCAGGTTGACGTAGGTGCCCCTCGCGCCGTTGTAGCGCGCGGTGCCGGGGTTGCAGGTCTGCACCACGGTGATGGGCGCCAGCAGGTCGTCGTCGGTCAACGCGAGCACCGGCGTGGTCCACGCGCCGGCCAGGATGCGCCAGACACCGCCCGATTCGAGGCTGTAGCCCGCCATCGTGTCCTCGAGCTGCTGGCGCGTGCTGTCGCGGTCCTGGTCCGAACGGAACATGCCGTCGCAGGTGTAGCGTGCGGCGCTGCTGCCGTAGTTAACCCGGTCGGCCATGGCCGTGCCGGGGTCGTAGACAGGCGTCTCGCAGGCGTTGGCTGCAACGATCAGCGCGTTCTGGTCGATCTGGTCGTTGGAGGCCAGGTAGCCTTCTTCCGAACGCAGGAAGTCGGCCAGGCACAGCGCGGGGTTGCGGCTGTACACCGTCGCTGCGCTGCGCGGGTCGTAGACCTTCTTGCCCTTGACGCTCGCCGTGATCGATGGCAGGCCGCCCTGGAAGCGTTCGACGAACAGGTTGAGCGTGACGACGATGTACGTGTAGCCGCTCAGCTTGTGGGCTTCGGTCCACAGGCCCTTGCTGGACGGCCACGGATCGAGGTTGTCGCGCATGTACGCATCGGCGGTGTCGACTCCGCCGGGCGACAGGTGGACCTGCACGTTGACGCCGGGCACGCCGCCGTTGATCGACTCCGAATCCGTGACGATGAATTCGGGATTCGAGGCATACCCGTTCGCATCGAGCGCGCCGAGCGAGACACCTTCGATCTGGATGTCGGTCACGGCTTCGCACGGGTGCGCGGCCAGGACCATGACGACGTGCTTCAGGTGGTTGTACTCGCCACCGGTGAGCACCGCCACGACGGCACCACCGACCGGTGCGGGCTCGCCGTAGATGACGGCGTGCGGTGCATCGGACGCGATGATCGTGGTGGTGCGTTCCTTGATGTTCGCGACGTCCTCGGCGAGCTTGCGGGCCGCGGCGGCCTTGGCCTGCTTCTTGGCTTGCATGTTGCCGTAAGCGCTCGCCACGATGGAGATCGCCGTCGAGACGACCAAGCCGCCCACGGCAACAACCGACGTCGTAGCCCCCACTGCGGTCCCGATCGCGCCCAGAATCGAAACGGGGTCCGCCATCGCCGCGGTGCACATTCCCAGGAGAGCCCCGAGAGCAAGAGTGAAGCGAATCAAACGCGCCATGTGGCAACCCCCGAAGTAAGTGGCAAGAACACAAGCCGGTCGGCCGCTGGTGCCGCGATGTGCGACCCCGTGCAGATCCCGAAGCTGTAGCCCGACACGCGCCCGACCTTGCCGCCGCTGCGCGCCAGCACCACGTCGCCGCGCTGCGCCATCGCACCGGGCAAGGGTGGGCCGAGCCGCGCGGTGGCGGCCGGCATGAATCCGCCGGCGGCGCGCACCGCGCGCAAGGCAGCCAGCAGGCTTCTTCTGCCGATGGGCGCATCGGCCGCACGCAGGTCCGCCAGCGGGTCCTTGCCGGTGCGCTCGATGACCCAGTCGGCCGCGATGTGCGCGCAGTCGTGCCGGAAGTACTCGAAGGGTGCATTTCTTCGCACCGCGATGAAATCGTCTAGGTTCTGCATGGTCATTTGCCTCGTGCCCGGGCCCAGTAGTTCAGTGCCATCTGCAGGTACTTGTTGACCCACACGGTGGGCGACCCGATCATGGAATTCAGGTATTCGAAGCCGCGCTCGCCAGGGTGCTTGACCTGGTGCTGGGCATCGTTGGTTCGAAGAGACGCGGGGTTGGAGCGCACGTCGTAGGAGGCGGTGCGGCACTCCATCGAAATCTTCGCGGTGGGGCCGTCGCGCTCGACCTTCATCTGGTCCATCACGCCCGCGAAGCGCAACACCGGTTCGCCGCTGACCTGCAGCGTGGCGGCGTCGAGCAGCGCGATCCACACGCGCACGCCGCGGTCCTGGTAGTCGCTCGGGTCGCCCAGTGCAAGCGCGCGCGTGCCGATGTCGACGGGCGACAGCGTGAGCGTCAGCTTCTCCGCGGCGCCGTCTTCGCTTTCGTGAAGCTCGCCGATGGAGCCGAGATTGCCCACGCCTTGCCACGTCTGGCCCATCAGCTGGAGCGTCAGCGGCCAGTTCGTGAAGCGCGCGGTGCCGCTCTGGAGCTTGAGCTCGACGAGGGCCAGCTGGCCGTAGGTCTGGGAGCGCGCGGCTGCTTGAAAGCCGGAGCTGGTCTGGATGGTCATTGTTCCCACGACTCCATCAGGTCCAGGCTGAAGCCGCCTTGCGTGCGCGACTCCGAGGCCCAGGTGGTCTTGGTGTCGACCCGCCGCATCAGGCAGGTCGGGCGGTCCCAGACGACCGTGCTGCCCGCCACCACCGGCGTGCGCAGCACGGGCTCGAACTGCACCGTGATCAGGCCGGCCGCATCGGCCACGGCATCGGACTGGACGTGCAGCATCTGGCGATGGTTCGAGCCCTGGTTGACGCCGATCCAGTCGCCCTGCAGCAGGGTCTTGCCCGCTTCGGAGGCGCCCAGGCGAATCGTCAGCCCGGAGGCGCCGGCCGCGGCCGGCGTCGCGGTCCACGCGCCGCGTGCCGTGCCTCGCGGCACGGGCTGCAGCATGTCGTGGACGGCCAGCACGTTGACCTGGCCGCGCATCGAATGCACCAGGGCGCGCCAGGCGGCGGCGTCCCGCATCAGCGGAATGCGCTCCTCGCTCACGAGCGCGCAGGTGCGGCGCGCGGGGCCGAGCACGGCCACCTGCATCGAACCCGATTCGCTGTTGCTGAAAGTCAGGTCGAAGACCTGGAGGCCGAAGTCCTGCCGCTTGACCGGCAGGTCGGACGGAAGTGTCACGATAGTCATTGGGGGAGCACCTTCACGCGCTTGAGTTGTTCCATCTGCCCGCGGTTGTTTTCCGCGAGCAGGCGTTGCATGTCGGCCATCACCGCGCCGCGATCGGAACGGGCGTCGATGTGGAAGACGTTGGAGGGCGCGAACTGGATGGTCGGCACGCTGTTCGCACCGCCTGGCGCACTGACCCCCAGGCGGCCGTCGGAGCCGCGGCGCAAGGGCATGATGGCTTCGGGGCCTGCTTCGCCCATGAGGCCGATGCCGTTGGCGAACGGGAAGAACGTGGGCTTTCCGACCACGCTGTTGGCGTAGGCATGCAGACCGGGGGAGGCGAAGACGTTGCCGTTGGCACTCTTGACGCCGAAGAAGCCGAGCACGGCGCTCACGGCGCTGCCGATCCAGCTTCCGCTGGAGTCGGAACCCGTTGCACCGCCGCTGCTGCTACCGCCGCTGCTGCTACCGCCGCTCGGGAAGACTCCCTTGATCGCACCGGAGAGCCAGTTGGAGAACCCCTCGACGCCCGGCTTCAACGTCGCTTCGTAGAGCGCGTCGGCAACCGACGCGGTGAGCTTCTTCTTGAGGGATTCACCCATCTTGTCGATCGCACTCTGACCACCGCCCTCCAACAGATTCACGAACCCATCGCGGAACACGCCGCCGATGTCGGCAGACATCTTCTTCGACGCTTCCTTGTTCGTGTCTTTTTCTTTCTTCTGCTTCTCTTCAGCGGTCTTCAGGCCCTCGGATTTCTGAGTGACTTGTCGCAAGTCCTGCTCGGCCTTCAAACGATCACGCAAAGACTGGATATAGGCAGGATCGACACTCTCGGTTGCATCCAGTTCGATGACCTGTCGCTCGAGCTGCGCGATGTTCAGCTTCTGGATTTCGTCCTTGGACAAGCCAAACACGGCGTTCTGTTCCTCCAGCGCGCGCGTCTGCTCGCGGATCCTGTCGGTGGCTTGCTGCGAAGTCTTGAGCACCGCGTTCCGAGGCGTCGCATCCATCTCCGCGTAGGCGCGTTCGGTCTCGTCATTGACGAATCCGCGTTGCTGCTCGACGGTTCTCGAGCGAGCCTCCAGCTTCTGCCTGTCGGCGGCCGAGCCCTTCTTGGAGCCCAGCAAACGCAGTTCCGCCTGGATGGCGTCGTTCTGGTCCTTCAGATCCTTCAGGCGCAGGTCTCGCTTCTGGCGGACGACCGCATAGTCGTCGAGCAGGTCGCGCTTGCGCAGGCTGTCGATGTTCTTGAAACCTTCGGCGGTGACTCGCGCCTTGGCGTTGTAGTCTTCGCGGACAGCTTCGATGCTCAGTCGAAGACCTTCGTCTTCGGCGCGACCGACGCCAGAAGCGCCTGCTCCAACTTTGCGCTTTGCATCCCCCTTCTCTTCGTTGGCCTTGACGCTCTTGGCGAGACCTGCATCTCGCCGGCGAACTTCGTCCGCCTTGTTCAATGCGCCCGACGACGCGATCCTTCGACTCTCCTCGAGAGTCGCCAACCTGGCGACGGCGATATCTCGATCCTGATCCAGCTTCGCGCCGGCTTTGCCTCGCCCGAAAGCCGCACCGCCTCCGTTGCTGACAAAACCCCCGCCTTGTTGAATGACGTCGATATCGGCAATCTCCTTGCGGGCCGCTTCGATCTGTTTCTGAAGCGTGACCGGACGCCCGACATTGAGCATGGCGTCCCAGGCCTTCTGCGCGAACCCCGTGACGCTCAGCCAACCACGTTGAAGACTGCCAAGATTGGCGACGACCTCGGCGGTGCGCTCTTTCATCGCGATGGCGAAAGTCTTCTGCGCGAGCGCCGCCGCCTCCTCTGTCTTTCCTTGTTTCTCCAGGGAGACGATGCGCTCGTAGGTACTTGCGCTCAGGTAGTGATAGCTTTCGTTGAGCTTGACCGAAGCTTTGGACGGCTCGTCGGAAAGCTTGACGAAGTTCTCGACTGCTTCGTTGATCGAGGTGCCCAGCACACGGTTCATTTCAGCCGTCGCACCAGCCACCTCACTCACGACACTGCCCCCGATCCTGCCGGTGCTGACCACCGCTGTGATGGCCTCAGCGGCCTTGGCCTGCGTGCCTTGCGTGCCGGCGATCTCCACGGCTTTGGTCTGGAGCTGGTCGGTCGTGAGGCCAACGTAGTTGCCGGTCATCGTCTTCGCCTTGGCGTAGGCCACGGCTTCCTTGCTGCCTTCGACATACGCCTCGGTCAGCAAGGTCACGGCGCGGGTCGCCAGGTTGAACGGCGTCGCGATGTTCTTGACGTAACCGGCGACGCCACTCAACGTCGCTCCGACGCCGCCGAGCGAAGACACCAACTTCGAACCGTCTTCCGCCAAAGCGCTGAGCGGCGACTTTCCGCTCTGGATGCTGGCGTACAGGCTGTCGACCGAGGAGGAAACTTCCTTGATGGCGTTCGCGGCCTTCTCCTGGGCCGCCTTGGCTGCAGTTGCAGCTTTCGTCTTGGCCTCTTCGGCCCGGCTCGCGCCGCTTGAAATTTCGTCGATGAACTTCCCGAATTCGTTGACGACCCGAGAGAGGTCCGCATTCACCGACGACGCGTTCATCGTCATCTGAATCGCCATTTGTTGTGTTGCAGCCATGTCTGTATGGTCCGTTTGAGCTAAGAAAAAAATAAGGCCGACATCTGCCGGCCCCATGCTTCTTCGATGGCCTGAGGCCTCGCGATGCCGCTAGACGTTCAGCACCGCGATGCCTTCGTCTTCCATCACCTGCAGCTGCAGGAACACCTCGCGCTGGCGTGAGCGCGCGATGCCCAGGCGCTTCATGGCGACGTCGACGGCGCCGAAGTCCAGCCCCTGGAACCACGCGCCTGCCGCCCCCGCGACGACCCGCCACTGCGTTCGGCAGGCATGGAACACCTCGAATGCTTCCTGGTGTTCGGGCCATAGCTCGAAGGGTGGCGGGCCGCCGCCGTTGGCCGTCGAAGAGACGAGCCGGGTCGGGTCGAGACCGAGCGACGCGCACTGGCTGCGGAGATCGTCGTCCAGCTCGTCGTGGACGCGATGCCCTGCTCCGAGCACAAGGCGCGCGGCGCCTCTCAGTTTTTTACCGCGGCCGGGTAGGCATGCTCGAAGTAGCTGTAGGCAATGGCGGCCTCGAAAGACGGCCACTCCTCCACCGCCGCCGCGCGGTTCTCGGTGGTGCAGATGAACGGCGCGCCGTCGTCGCCCTCCAGCTCCTTCCAGTCGGCTAGCACCATGTCGAGCAGTTCCCTGTCGGTGAGGTTGCGCCCCTCCAGGCGCGACTGCAGGGTGTCGTTGTCGGACTTGGTCAGGCGCTTGAAGACGGCGCTGAAGCGCACTTCCTCGATCTGGCCGTCGCCGGGCACGCGCATCACGACCGGTGCGACGAAGGTCGGCTTGATGGCGATCTTGAGTTTCTGGGGCATCTCTGTGTGTTCCTCTGGTTGCGTGCCGCGAAGCTCAGCGAACGACGATCAGCCACTCGTCGTTGCCACCGCCGGTGGGCACGAACTCGAGCGGCACGGTGATCATCTGCACGCCGTCGACGTCGCTGAAGGTCGGCTTGCCGATCTGCGCATGCGGCGACACGAACTCCACGACATTGGTCGCGCCCTGGCCGTGCTTGAGCATCAGGTTCACGCGCTGGCTCGCGCGCGCCATGCCGATCCAGTCCTTGGTTGCGATCGAGGTGTTCTCGAAGGTGACGGAACCGGTCGAGACGCGCGCGGTGATGTCGACCGCGTCCACGGTCATCAGGTCGCGCTTGATCACGGTGTTGCCGGCATCGAAGCTGAAGGCGTTGGCGGCCACGCCGAGGCCGTCGAGCGCGAGCGTGGTGTTGGCCTTGTTCACGCCCAGCGGGTCCATGAACCTGGTGTAGTCGGCCACGGGCAGCGGCGCGTCTTCGGCGGGCACGAACAGGCCGGTGAACTCGAACTGCCACTTCGGGATGCCCTTGGCATTGATGGTGGCCTTCACGTTGCCGTGCGCGTCGGTCATCTTGTAGACGGTGCCGTCGACGTTGCCGTAGATGGTGAGCGACTCGAGCGCGTCGGTGGCGGGCGCGAAGGTGGTGCTGACGCCGGGCGCGGAGATCACGCTGATCGCGCAGCCGCGCATCAGCGTGGCATATGCCGGCACGTCGCCGGCGGCGGCGACGCCCGCGATCTCGACCGAGAACGCGATCTTGCTGTACTGCGTGACCAGCACGGAGCCGCGCGAGCCGAAGTACGGACGCACGTTGTCGCGCTGGACCACGTCGCCCTCGATGGGCGTCAGCGTGACTTCGCTGACCAGGATCGCATTGGCCGCGCCGGTGGGCGCCGCGTCGGTACCGCGTACCGTTTCAGCCTTGGCCAGGATGGCCATCTTGCGCATGAGTTTTGCCATGTCGGCGTTCTCCGTTGGTTGGTTGGTTGCTTGGGTTGTCGAAGGGAAAAGAGCTGCCCGTCGATGGGCAGTCAGAGGTAGCGCCAGGTCCGCAACTGCAGCGCGACGCCGTGACAGCGCACGCCGCAGAAGGTGACGAGGCCGGTGCCGTCGACCTGCACGCCGTCGGTGCGCTTGTCGTCGGTGAGCGGGCCGGTGGCGCATGCGCCGCCGAAGGTGGGATCGCCGCGCACGGCGTCGCGGATGTCTTCGACGAGCGCGTCGAGCACCAGCTCGGAAGCGGCGGCGTCGTCGAACGCGAGGTGGCCCTGCAGGGTCCAGCTGTCGACGCTCATCGCGCGGGCGGTGTCGACACTGCGCTCTTCGGTGGCGGTGCGCCGCAGCCACCAGCCGCGCAGTTGCTGGCCGCCGGCCGGCAGGTCGTAGAGGTAGAGCGCGCGCAGCGCGGCTTCGTCGGCCAGCGAGCGTTCGCGGTCGTGCACGCGGCCGATCTGCGGCACGGCGTTCAGCGTCTGCACGATGGCGCTGCGAAGGGTGTCGAGACGGCTCATGCCAGGGCTCCGTGGGTTGTGCGGGTTGTGCGGGTTGTGTGGGTTGTGCGGGAGGTCGAGCGCTTGCGGTTCTGGAAGTGCATCTGTCGCTTCGTTGGTTGGTGAATGAACTGTCGCGGCGAAGGCCCGGATGGCTGAGGCCGACATCTGCCGGCCCCGCGCTTCAGTTGATGCCGGGGCCGCTGCGAAACCACTGCTTGATGGCCTCGGCGAGCAAGGCCGTGCCGATGGCCATGGCGCCGCCCGAGGCGGCGCCGAACATCGCGGCGCGCTGCTCGACCGAACGCAGCCGGCCGTCGAGTGCGTCGAAGCGCGTGTCGAAGCTGTCCATGCGGCGGTTCTGCTGGTCCTGCCCGTCCTTCAGGGCCTGCACCAGGCCGTGGATCTGGCCGAGCAGCAACAGCTCCTGCGTGCGTACGTGGGGTTCGCTCATGGGGTGGGTCTTTCTGTAAGGAACTCGATCAGCGCGCGGTGCCGAAGCCGGTCCGCGGCGCATGACTTCGCGTTGATGTCGTGGTTGGTCCAGGCGTCTTCGACCGTGAGGCCGGCATCAGCAGCACAGGCCTCGCCGGAGGTGTCAGCAAGTCCGCAGGCGCCTGCGGGTACGTCGGTGCCCGCAAGGGCGCTGTTCCACATCCACACAGCAGCAAGGCTGAGGCGATGAGGGCCGCCGCCAGCGTCGTGCGGCTCGGCGGCATCCGGCACGGCTTGAGGCACGGCATGCGGCACGGGACTGTCGTGCCGCACCCGGCCGGCAGGGGGAAGAACGAGGGCGATGCGCCGGCGCAGTTCATGGGTCGGTCCTTCGAGGGAGAGATAGCTGGCTTGCAGGGCGCTTGCGCCCAGCTGGTATCGGCCGGAAGCGGCGCGTCCGCGCTCGTACTCGGCTTGCATGTCGCTGGCGATCTGCGCCGCGCGCCGTGCTTCCTTCTGCTGCCAGGCCGCGCGTTCCTGCATGCGGCCGGCACCGTGGATGGCGGACGCGGCGGCGGCGAGCAGCAGCGCGGCCGCGACACCCACGACCAGGGCCGCCCCGGCCTTGCCCATCGGGGTCATGGCGCATTCCCCGTGCACTGCGCGTGCAGCTGGAGACGGTCTTTCCAGATGCCGGCGCAGGTCTTGTTGCCGGGCGCGGAGCAGTCGGTCTTGCCGACGTACTTCCAGCCGAGGATGGCGTCGCAGGCGCCCGTGTAGTCGCCTGCGTTCAGGCGCTGCACGAGCGTGGACGTGCGGCCTTTCTGTCCGCCGGTGCAGAAGTTGAAGGCGCCGATGTTGTAGGCCAGGCTCACGTACGCGTCGTACTCGTACGGGTGCAGCGGCACCTTCACGCATTGCTTGAGCGCGCTCTCGTAGGTCTGCACGTCGCGCCACGCGCGCTGCAGCGCGGGCACGGGTGTGGTGGTGTCGCCCATGCGCACGCCGCCGGTGGTGCCGAAGCCGATGGTCGGCACCGCCGTGCCGTGCACGGGATCGGGGTAGGCCTTGTCGCTGTAGCCCTCGCGCGCGACGATGCCGATCAGCCCCGCCGCGCTGAGCGCGAGCACGGCCAGCAGCTGCCGGGGTGCTTCGCCGCGCTCACGCGCGCGCCGCCGCGGCCGCTGGAAGAAGGAGGTTCGAGAGATGTCGTTGCCCATGTCCCGAATGGTCGGGCGAAGGGGTCGAACGACTGAGGCCGACATGAGCCGGCCCCTTGTTCAGGAAGCGCGGCTCCCTGGGTTGCGGTGCTTGTTGCGCTTGTTGCGCCGCGTCAGATCTCGCCGCCGTGCCAGACGACGCGGCCGCTGATGTGAAGCTCCGCGGCCTGCTCGGCGCTCAGCACCTGCGGCTTGTACGCGGGGTTGTAGCTGATGATCTGCAGCCCGCCGGTGGAGAAGTCGCGCTGCAGCACCTTCACGTAGTCGTGGCCGTCGAGCTGGATGACGTACACGCCGTCCTGGTCGAGCGACTTGGTGGCGGTGTCGACCAGCAGGATGTCGCCGTTGTTGATCTTGTCGGCCATCGAGTCGCCGCGCGCATGAACGATGCGCGCGTGCGCCGGCTTCACGCCCTTGCGCGCCATCCATGAACGGCTGAACGCGAAGCGGCCCATGTGTTCCTGCGAGGTGTTGACGGCGCCGTTGCCCGCGCTCACGCGCACGTCGAGCAGCTCGACCAGCACGAAGACCTCGTCGTCCAGCCCGCTCGACAGCTGGTTCGGCGGCTGGGCCGGCTGGAAGGGGTTGAGCTCCGACGGATCGACGCCGAGCGCCAGCGACATCACATAGAGCTGCTCGAGGCTGGCGTCGCTGACGCCCCGCTCGATGCGGCCCACCGTATTGAAGTGAAGCCCGCTGCGCTGCGCGAGGTCGTCGATGGTGAGCCCCTTCTGCTTGCGCAGGTCGCGCAGCCGCGCGCCTTGCGCGAGCGCCAGTTCGCCGACGCGGGTCTTCACATGGTCATCGTCGGGTGGGGTGTTGATTTGCGGCGTCACGATAACTTTGATTTGTGCGAACGCGCACATCCTAGACACCACGAGGTCTTTTTACAACCCACATCGTGTCGAAGGCAAAGTAAATATTCGTTTTCATGTTCTTCTTGATTGTGAAAACCTGATTTGTGTGCACAATCAATCCCATCGACACGAAACGAGATATTTCGATGGATTGGCACCCTGCCCAGGTTAAAGCAGCACTGGAAATGAGGGGAACCAACCTGTCCAAGTTGGCAAAACAACACGGATACGCGCATATCAACGAGGTTCTGCACCGACCGTGGGTTGCGGCGGAGCACATCGTGGCGCGTGCATTGGGCTCGTCCCCGAAGCCATCTGGCCGGGCCGCTACCAGCGGCCGCGCAACAGGGGCATCGCGCTGACGCGCAATCCGAACGGCCTGGCGCGTCGCGGGCCGGTGGAAAAGAAAAGTGTCGAAGAGTGCCCGATGGCGGTTGCAGCCGTCACCGGGCGTGCCAGTGAACTGAGCAGTGCCACAAGCGAGGAGGAATGTACGGTGAAAAAAGGCTTTGTCGAATCCAGGGGCCAAGCGCGCCCGGCGGGAGGTGCCTGATGGAAAACACGATGTCCGAATGGTTCGTCGCCAAGGCGCTGATGGCGCTGTCGGAGCGCCGCGCCGAAGCGGCGCAGGGCGAGCCGCCCGCTCCAACGGCCGCGCCCGACGCGGTGGTGTGCAACGCGGATCCGTTCGCCACCCGCCTGTGGAACCTGCTGCGCATTCGCCGCGCGCTGACGGCCGACGAGGCCGCCGCGTTGCTGGTCGATACGCACGCCGGCGATGACAACGGCATGGCGCTGGGCCGCCGCCAGGCCGGCGCGCTGCTGCTGTCCTGGTCGCGGCAATGCCCGCAGGCGGTGCGCGTCGATGCGCGCCGCGTCGACGGCATGAAGCGCTATGCGCTGCTGCGCGACATCGGCGCCACGCCGCCGGCGCCGCGAGGAGAAGCCCGATGACCGGCGTGCCCCCCGCGTACATGAGCGAGCCCTGGTTCGCCTTGCTGCAGGCGGCCTGTGCGCAGCGCCTGCGTTCCGAGGTCGCCGCGCAGCTGCGCCTGAGCCCCGCCGCGGTGAGCCAGGTGCTCAACGCCAGCGGCAAGTACGGCGCGGGCAAGGCCCGCACCGACCGCATCGCGCGCCGTGTGCTCGACACCTTCGGCGCGCCCGCGGCCCACGAGGAGGCCCGCGCATGAGCACGACACCCGATCACGCGCTGGCCGGCGAGGTCCGCCGCGCCGTGGCCTCGCACCTCGAAACGCACGAGGCGGCCTCGGCCAAGGAACTCGAACGCATGCTGGCCCAGCGCGTCGCGGGCTACCGGCCCGAGCCCGGCAGCACGGCCCTGCGGCAGCAACTGGCCCGGCTGGCGGACGGCGGCCACGTGCACAGCGTGGCGGTCGGCGGCCGTGCGTGCTGGAAGCAGGGCCCGGCACCGCTGGCCGGCCGCATCGCGGCGGCGCGCCGCGTGCTGCGGCTCGACAGCAGCGTCTACGCGCCCGAAGCCGCCACGGTCGTGCGGCCCGGCGCGATGGACTTCGCCCGCATTCCGAGCCTGCTGCTGGGCCAGCGCTCCGGCTACTGGGGCGCATCGCGATGAGCGGCGCCGCGCCAGCGCCTTCGGACCACAACAACGCCAACGACAACGTCAACTCCTGAGAGGACATTCCATGCAAGAAGCCATCGCACACCACCCGGGTTACTGGAAAGACGCCAACGACGCACTGATCCCGGTGTCGAAGATCAAGCCGATCGACAAGGACCGCCACGCCGTGGTCAGCGAACTCTGCGAGCAGGCGCGCCGGCAGAGCGCGGCGCTGATCGGGTTCAAGCTGTCGGCCATGAATGCGGTGCACGAGTTCATCGAGCGCAGCCTGGCCGCCTACGACGTGAAAAAGGGCGGCAAGAAGGGCAACGTCACGCTGCTGAGCTTCGACGGCAAGCACAAGGTCGAGCGCCGCATGCAGGACACCGTGGTCTTCGACGAGCGCCTGCAGGCCGCCAAAGCGCTGATCGACGAATGCATCCAGGGCTGGAGCAGGGGCAGCAACGCCAACATCAAGGTGCTGGTGAACGACGCGTTCCAGGTCGACCAGCAGGGAAAGATCAGCACCGCGCGCGTGCTCGGCCTGCGCCGCCACGACATCGCCGACGAGAAGTGGCAGCAGGCCATGAAGGCGATCGGCGACAGCATGAAGATCGCGAGCACCAAGCCCTACATCCGCTTCTACGAGCGCGACGACGCCACGGGCGAGTACACGCCCATCAACCTGGACGTGGCCGCCGCATGA